TGAGCAAGCGGGGCCTAATCAAAGGCCAGCGGGTTAGGCCGACGGGCAGGGGCGGCAGTCAGGTTGTATGGACGTGCGTGGATCCGGCTGGCATGGCGGCTTACGTGCCGAAGGCTGCCTGCGCTACAGCGAAGCCGCGGCCAAAGGCAATTACCCAGGTTGCGCCGCTGATGGAAGTGTGGGGCATGCGTGTAGTGGACATCCCGCTGCCGACGTTCCGGCACGAGATCTGGGCACGAGACGAGGTGACGGCATGAACTGCAAACCTGGGGATCTGGCGTACATCGTTCGGGCGGATGGCGTTCCGCAAGCGATCGGCGCCGTGGTTGAGGTAGTCCAAAAGGGGCGAGACGTTGAATCGATGCCGGCTTGGCATGTGCAGGTTTCAGAGCGTTACACGGTTTCGGACAAGCGCACCGGTAAAGCGGCGTATCGCAACCGCGTGAACATCCCGGACGCATGGCTGCGCCCCATCAGCGGCGTGCCGGTCGAGGATGAGCGGTGCGACGAGGTGACGAAATGACCTGGCAGCCAGTAACCCAGCCGCCGCAGTCCGTGGGCCCGTGCGAGATCAACGACGTATTCGGCCACACGCACAAGGTGCAATGGGATGGGCGGAACTTCCGGTGGGCCGAGGGGCAATTCGCCGGCAACGTGATGACGCACTACAACGGTGATCAATGGCGGTCGCTGGATGGCAACGAAACGAAGGAGACCGAAATGCTGAACGAACACGACCTGGAAGATATGCGCCCCGAGCCGGCAGCAGTGCCGGCGCCGTATGCAGAAGGCTATACCGACGCCATAGAAATCGCTGCCTTCTATGTCGCTGATCACTGCGAGAGCGGCGAGCACCATGCCGATGTGATCCGGCGCATGAGGCGTCCTGACGCTGCCGCTCCCCAGCCATCCCCCGAGCCGGAGAGCCCGCTGGCAAAGACGTACCCAAGAAGCGAGGACTGAGCCATGGCTGAAGTCAGAGTTGTCAACTTTGGGCCGAAGCCGCGCCTGGATCTCGCCGAGCATCTGGAGCGGTTGGCCGAGCGGGTACGCGCTGGAGGCGTTGAGGACATCGTGCTGTTCTATGACGGCAAGGACTCCGGCCTGTACCACTACGAGGCTACCTGCACGCTGGAACGAGCTGTGGCGCTCACGGCGTTAGCACACAACGAGGCGCTTGGGCGCATGAGAGGGGGCTGAGCCATGAACAACATCCTAGTTCTGATGACCGCCATCGGCTTGCTTCTGTGCTGGGCGCTGGCCGGCCTGATGCTCCTGCCGCTGGCAGTGATCGGATGGGCGGTGCGGTCCATGCAGCGCGGGCTGCGGTGGGTGATGAATGGAGGCGCGGCGTGAGCAAATCGCAACGCGACAAGGGCGCGCAATTCGAGCGCGACATTGCCCGCACCCTCACCGACGAGCTGGGCATGGCCGTCAAGCGCAACCTGGGCCAGGCGCGCGATAGCGGCGACGACATTACGGTCGGCCCGTTTCGCATCGAGTGCAAGCGCCGCGCCTCGCTATCGGTCTACGCCTTCATCGAGCAGGCCGAGCGGTGCGACGGGACGCCGGTGGTGGTGATGCGGGGCGACGGCAAGCGCCCGCTGGTGATGATGTACTTGGACGATGCAATTCCACTGATTCGGGAGGGGCTGTGATGGATTACGTTTTGATCGGGCTGGCAATGTTCTTTGTGGCAATGGCCGTCATTCTTTTGAGGAATTGGCGCGTGTACGCGGTCGGCATTGACATCCTGTGGGATGACACACTCGGCCTCGTACCGTACAAGGCGCTGCCGTCATACGAGGCAATGCTGTTCCACCCCAGGCACTGGCATCGCTGGACGAAAGCGCAATGGGTGGCTTACGTCGAGCGCAAGGGCGCCTTGAGGAAGCCGGAGCCCACGCTGGCGGAAAAGATGGTGGCAGCGAAGACGGTCAGCCGTCCCGCTCCGCGAGCTACGGCGGCCGCCTCGGTGCCGCGCTATCCACGCAATGACCTGTATGTAGCGCCGGCGCCAACCAGTGCGAGGCCCAGCGAAACCAGCGGCGGACCTGGCTTTCTGGAGGCGTCCCTGCTCATGAGCGCACTGAATAGCAACTCGTCGCATGCATCCACGCCGTCGCGGGCGTATGACTCGCCTCCGAGTGGCGGCGGCACGTTCGACGGCGGCGGCGCCTCTGGCAATTGGGACAGCGATTCGTGTAGCCGGTCGTCGTCGACCAGCGACAGTGGCTCTAGCTGGTCGTCCGACGGCGGTTCCTCGTCGGATAGCTGCTCGTCGTCGAGTAGCTCGGATTGAGGGGCGGCCATGAGCAAACAGATCTACCGCCTCGTTCACCGGCAAGCCCGGGCCGGCGCTCAACTGGCTATCCAGAACGCGCCGGATGGGTGGATGTGCGAGGTCTTCCCGCCGACCAAGAGCCGCGATCAGGAGGCGAAGTATCACGCCATGATTTCCGACATCGCCAAGCAGGTTGATCTGCTCGGGCAGAAGTGGGGCACCGACGACATGAAGCGCCTGCTGGTCGACCAGTTCGCCCGCGACATGGCTTCAGCCGGCACGCCACTTCGGAATACCGGCAAGGTGGTGCCTAGCATCGACGGGAGCGGCATCGTGCAGCTCGGGGTGCAGACGCGCAAGTTCCTGAAGGCCGAGGCGATCGCGTTCATCGAATGGCTGTACGCCTTCGGGGCTGAATCGTGCGTGCACTGGTCGGAGCCGGTGCCGGCGTGGGGGCAGGCGGCATGAACAGCAAGAACAAGAAGGCGCCAACCGTGGCAGAGCGCCAACACATCGAGCGCATCAAGTCGATGGACTGCGGGTGCTGCGGAGATCGCGGGCCCAGCGACGCGCACGAGATGGTTCAGGGTCAATGGTTCACGTCGATGCCGCTCTGCCGCGATTGCCATATGGGTGCCCACAACGGAGTCCATGGCGAGCAGCGCATCTGGAGGGTGCTCAAGAAGGATGAGCTTTCGGTGCTCAACGACACGATTCGACTTTTGATGGAGGTGGCTTGATGAATGCAGTAGCACTGGTGTTGATCTACGTGGGAATGCTGGCCTTCGATGCTGCGGTGCTGGGCGGGACCGCCTATCTGGTCGTGAAGCATGGCTGGTCGGCATGGTGGATGGCGCTCGCGGTGCTGATGGCTATGGGATCGAATCCGCGCACTGTGGTCGTAGCGCTGAAGTGCGGAGGTGCGTGATGCCGTGGTACTACTGGTGGGACATTGCGCTGCGCATCATGTTGGGCACGGGGAAGACGAAACGGGAACGGGAGAAAGAGGAATGAGCGATCTTGAGCGAGAGGTTGAGTACTGGAAGCGGGTGGCGGCATATCTGGCGAGCTGCCATGCGGCGACCATGCAGCACGAAGCATTGCTCAGCCGGACCAGCAAGGCCAGCAGGGAGCGATTCCGGGGCATTTGCAAGACCGCGGCATCGATGCTGCGCGGCAATGACGCAGGCATGCCATACGGCGCCGTCCGCCAAGGGGGAGACGCTTCCTTGAGGTCGGCGGCCGAGCGCTGCGAGCAGGCCATCAAGGAGGGAGCATGACGCAAGACGAATCAGCGCAAATCGAGGAACTGCTTCTGGCCTGGTACGCCTGGCAGCAGCGGGAATCCTTCCGGGAAGTCCGGGGCATGTGGTACCCGGCGCAGGACCAGACGTGCAAGCAATACCGGTCGGGCGATGCCTGGGCCGCTGAGAACGACCAGTACGAGGCCGACGAGACAAAGCTGGAAGACCTCCAATCCGAGATCATCCAGCTTTGCATTGACGGCCTGACGGTCGAGCAGCGATCCGCTATCCAGATCAGCATGCGCAACAAGACGGGCCCGGCTGTCTGGCGGTCCAACCGGGTCGAGGATCAGCACCGGACGTATCAGGCGGCCAAGCTGGAATTGCTGCCGATGCTGCGCAGCCGGGGGCTGATCAAGGCGGAACTGGCGGCGTGAAAAGGGCTTGTAAACCGCAAAAAGATGTCCTATGATTAGCCGCAGAGAGCCCGCGTGCTGAGAAATCAGGCGCGGGCTTTTTGCATTCCCGCATGGCTTAGGCGTGTCGCCTAGCGGACCGTCTTCCCGACAATCCCTATCCCCCAGCCGCATCAGGCGACACACCTAAACCATGGCCACTCGCAAGAAGAAGGCGGAAGAACCCGCCGAGACGATTGTCGCCTGCGAGAACTGCCGCTATTTCAAGCCGCTGGCGTCGCACAACGAATGCCGGCGTAACCCGCCCGCTGTCGTGCCGGATCTGTCCGATGGCGGGATGATGAGTGTTTTCCCGATGGTCGGCCCGGGCGAGTGGTGCGGCGCGTGGGCGCCTAAGCTGAATAGCTGATGGCAGACCTCCGCGACTACGCCACGCCGCGTCAGGCTGAGATCCTGGCGGCCATCGAGCAGCACGGCTCTGAGCGCAAGGCCGCTGCGGCGCTTGGACTGAGCCACGGCACGATCAGCGGCATGGTCGCCAGAGTAAAGCAGCGCGCCGCGCGTTCTGGCTACTCGCCCGAGCACGAGATGACGCACGTCGTCCCGGACGGCTATCTGGTCAAGGGCGTCTCGACGTACTTCGACGCAAACGGCAATCCGCGCGCGCAGTGGGTGAAATCGAGCCTGGATGTGGAGCGCCAAGCCGAGATCATGCGTGAGGCATGTGCGGCCATGGCGGAGAGCCTGCCAAGGGTCAAGCCAGCCCAGCGCGCCGGCGACACAATCGCCGCGTTGTGCAATCTTGTGGTGTTCACCGACTACCACATGGGCATGCTGGCTTGGCACAAGGAGGGCGGCGATGACTGGGATCTGAAGATCGCTGAAAGCCTGCTGCTGACGAGCTTTGTGCACATGGTGGAGTCGGCGCCCAAGGCAGCAAGCTGCGTGGTGTCGATTCAGGGCGATTTCCTGCATTCGGACGGCCTGCTGCCGGTGACGCCGGCCCACAAGCACGTGCTGGACACCGATGGGCGATTCTCGAAGATCGTCGCCTCGGCCATCCGCGTGCTGCGCCGGCTGATCGACCATGCGCTGGTCAAGCACGAGCGGGTGCACCTGGTGATCTGCGAGGGCAATCACGACGAGTCCAGCTCGGTATGGCTGCGCCAGATGTTCGCCGCGCTGTATGAGGCCGAGCCGCGGATGACGGTGAATGACTCGGAATTGCCGTTCTACGTGCACCAGCACGGCGAGACCATGCTGGCGTTCCACCATGGGCACAAGGTCAGCAACGAGCAGCTTCCCATGCTGTTCGCCGCGCAGTACCCCAAGCTGTGGGGTGCGACGACCAAGCGGTATTGCCACACCGGGCACCGGCACCACGTGGATGAGAAGGAGTATGCCGGCATGATTGTCACGCAGCATCCCACGCTGACAGCCAGGGATGCACACTCTGCTCGCGGCGGCTGGATCTCGGGCCGGGCGGCAACGGCGATCACGTACCACGAACGATTCGGGCAGGTTGGGCGGACGATTGTCACGCCTGAGATGTTCGAGGCGGCTTGACGATTGACTCACGCACGAGCCCCTTCAGCGAAGCAAAATTAGATCTGGGGAGATCTGATGGCAGAAATCAAGACAAAGAGCGGGCACGTCATCCTAGTGGACGACGAAGACTTTGAGCGATTTGGGCAGCACGGCTGGTATTTGGATAGCCACGGCTACCCAACCAGAAACGTTCCCCACCCTTCGCGGCCGGGCAAGAGAACGACTGAGAAGTTGCACCGGGCAATCATGGGATTGACCGTTGGCGGTGGCGGTGAAGTGGACCATGCGAATAGGGATCCGCTGGACAACCGCCGCAGCAACCTTCGGCTTTGCACGAAGTCGCAGAATCAATGGAACAAGGGGGCCTACTCGAACAATTCGAGCGGCTTCAAGGGTGTCACCTTTGATCGCAGCCAAGGAAAGTGGGAGGCGCGCATTCGCGTAGATGGACGAATGCGTCGTCTCGGTCGGTATAACGCGCCGGAGGCGGCTCACGCTGCTTATTGCGCTGCCGTGCATGAACTGCGTGGGCAGTTCGCCTGCACAAACTAAGTTTCATCTGTCTCCCTCGGTCCTCCCGGACCCTTTGGCGCCTCGCTGGCTTCGGTCGGCGGGGCTTTTCTCTTTGGGGCGTAGACGGATTGGTAACTCGGTGGCGCAGGAGTAGAGCGCCAGGTAAGCCGAGTAGAGACTCTGGAAATCAATTAAATATCGAAGGAAATCAATGGCAAAGGGTGGCAAACGGCCTGGCGCCGGGCGGCCTCCCGGTGCCTTGAACAAGGCCACGGCTGACGTGAAGGCTATGGCTCAGGAGTACGGGCTAGACGCGATCCGGGAACTGGCGACGATCCTGACGACCAGCGAGAGCCATCAGGCGCGTATTGCGGCGGCGAAGGAATTGCTCGACCGTGGGTACGGCAGGGCGACGCAGGCCGTGGAGATGAGCGGCCCAGGCGGTCAGCCGGTGGACATGAACCATACGATTGAATTCGTGAAGCCGTGACGATCAAGTTCCCGGAGAAGCTGGCGTTTCTGTTCGAGCCGGCCCGGTACAAGGTTGCGTATGGCGGGCGGGGTAGCGCCAAGAGTTGGTCTGTCGCTCGTGCATTGCTGCTGCAGGCGACGACGAAGCCGCTACGGGTGCTGTGCACTCGGGAAGTGCAGAAGTCCATCAAGCAGTCTGTGCACAAGCTGCTGAGCGACCAGATACAGGCGCTCGGGCTGGGCCACTTCTTCGAGATCCTTGAGACGGAGATTCGCGGCGTCAACGGGAGCGAGTTCTCATTCGCCGGCCTTGCGTCGCACACGATTGATTCGATCAAGTCGTTTGAGGGCTGCGATCGCGTCTGGGTGGAGGAAGGCCAGGCGGTCAGTAAGCGGTCATGGGACGTACTGATCCCGACGATTCGTAAGCCAGGGTCCGAGATTTGGGTGACGTACAACCCCGAGTTAGAGACGGACGAGACGCACCAGCGTTTCGCGGTCAACCCGCCGCCCGGTGCTGTCGTCGCGCAGGTGAACTACTCGGACAACCCTTGGTTCCCGGCAGAGTTGGAGGCCGAGCGGCTGCACTGCAAGCTGACCGCGCCGAAGGACTACGACAACATTTGGGAAGGTAAGTGCAAGCCCGCTGTTGCCGGCGCGATCTACTACGACGAGGTTGCATCGGCCGAGGCTGGCGGGCGCATCTGCAACGTGCCATACGACCCGCTGCTGAAGGTGCATGTGGTGTTCGACCTGGGCTGGAACGACGCCATGGCGATCAGCCTGGTGCAGCGCGGGTTGTCGGACGTGCGGGTGATCGAGTACATCGAGGATTCGCACAAGACGCTTGACCACTACTCGGCGCTGCTGAAGGAAAAGCGGCTCAATTGGGGCAAGGTCTATCTGCCGCACGATGGTCGCAACAAGGACTTCAAGACCGGCAAGAGCGCCGAGGAAATCATGCGCGCGCTCGGCTGGGACGTGGCGATCACGCCGAACATGAGCATTGAGGATGGGATCCGGCTGACCCGGATGACCTTCCCGCGCATGTACTTCGACAAGACGAAGTGCGAGCGGCTGATTCAGTGCGCCAAGCGGTATCGCCGCAGCATCAACCAACAGACGCAGGAGCCAGGGCCGCCGCTTCACGATGAGTGGAGCCACGGCGCTGACGACCTGCGTTACATCGCAGTCAATGCTGAGCATTTCAGCAATGAAGACTGGACGAGCATCGCCCCGATTACCGGGAACCAATCTGACCAGGACGGCCTTTACTTCTGATGGAAGACTCCACCGCATCACTCGCAGCCTATAGCGATCCGCTCGCCATCTGGCTGTCGGGCCGCCTGCAGGACTGGGAACACGCTCGCCAGCCGCAAGAGGTCAAGCTGCTGGAGTGCTATCAGGACGTCATGCGTATCCCGCGCGACGGCGATACGGCCGGTACTGGCGCTGCCAAGGCCCGCAAGGCCAAGTCGCTGTTCATCGGCTCGACCCGCAACAAGGTCCGCTCGGCGCGCGCCAAGATCAACGATGCGCTGTTCGGCAATGGGCAGATGCCGATCGATACTGAGCCGACCAACGAGGCCCTGGCGCCGTACGCTGACGCGCTGGAGACGATCATCATCGACCAGTTGGAGCGCGGCGGGTTCAAGGACGCGATCCGGGCCGGCGTCAACATGCTGGCGATGTACGGGACAGGGTTCCTGTTCGGCCCGTTCGTCAAGCAGGACGCGCACACCGAGACCATGGCTGACCAGGCGCAAGGTTTGGTGGAGAAGTCCACGCCGTTCGACCTGCCTTACTTCGAGATCGGCAACACGCTGGACATCTACCCGGACCCTGACGCGAAGGATGCGCAGGACGGCGCCGGCCTGTTCTGGGCGTCGCACCTGTCGCCGCATACGGTGGCGGACTGGAAGAACGACCCGAGCTATGAGAACGTTGATGTGGCGCTGACGTGCACGACCACGGCGCGCGACGAGACCGGATCTGACCAGGCGCAGAGCCTGCGCGGCAACATCAGCTACTGGACGAAGGGTGGCCGCATCAAGGTTGCGCGCTACTTTGGCAAGGTGCCCAAGCAGCATATGAGCACCGAGCCGGTCGAGGATACTGGCGTCACTGAGTACGTCGACGCTGTGGTCATCATGGCGGGCGGCGTCGTCGTCAAGAAGTCGCTCAGCCCGTATAAGAAGCGCCCTGCCTATCGTGCGGTCTATGAGTCCGTCGAGCACGAAATGTGGGGCGTGGGCGTGGCCGAGAACAATGCGCCGCACCAGAAGACGGTCAATGCCGCCTTCCGCCTGTTCATGGACGGCAAGGGCATGGCGCTGCTGGGCACCAAGTCTGTCGACCGCTCCAAGTTCCTTCCGACCGAGGACTTCGTCAAGTACCCGGGCAAGGTCTACCAGTTCAAGCCTGGACTGTCGCCGGATGAGCGCAATTCCGCCATCATCGAGCACGTCGAGCCGGACATCACCAACGGCTGGCTGGACGTCATCAAGGTGTCCGAGGACTTCAGCGACAACGACACCGGCATCACCAAGTACACGCAGGGCAATGACTCGCAGAACCTGAACAAGACCGCGACCGGCATCTCGATGATCATGAATGCGTCGAGCCTGCCGGTCAAAGAGGTGCTGCAGCACATCGATTCGCAATGGATCGTGTGCGCGATCGAATCCGTCATCGAGTGGGATCTGAAGTATCTGGACGTCGAAACCGTCCGGATGCTGCACGGCGACAAGATCGCGCAAGCCTGGGCGCAGATCAAGCAATTCGGCAAGACCAGTTTCATGAACTGGAAGGCGACCGGCGCGCAGACCTTCGTGCAGAAGGAGGTTCTCACGCAGAAGTTGCAGAACTTCATGGCTGTGGCGATGGGCAATCCTGTGATGGCTCAACTTGTCGATCCGCGCGAACTTCTGTCGCAGGTGTGGGACGCCATGGAGATCGGCAAGGAAAGCCCGATCCGCCAGGAAGACGGCGATCCGAAGGCCCAAGCTGCTCAGATGCAGCAGCACATCCAGCAACTGGAGTCGATGCTCAAAGAACTGGGCGAGAAGTACAACGAAGCGCATGACGACGCTGAAGGCAAGCGCGAGGAACGGCTGATCAAGCGTTACCAAGCCGAGACCGACCGCCTGCAGATCCTGGTGCCGGCACTTGGCCCGCAGATCACGGTACCGCTCGCCAACGAATTCGGCATCCAAGTCATGAATTCGCCTGACATCTACCCAGGCGACGAACCCGAGCCAGCAGGCCAGCCGCCCGAGATGCCCGCAGAGCCGCCGCCGCAAATGCCGCAACCCGAGATGCAACAGCCCGAGACCCCGCCCGAAGCGGGGTTTCCTGCTTCTGGGGACATGAATGGATGAGGTCAAGGCGCGCATCGAGCAAATCTCGGCGCTGATCGACGCCATGCGCACCTGCTGGCCGGCTGTCGTGGCTGAGCTTCGGGCGCGCGAATCCGACCTGATCACGCAACTGATCGCACAAGACAACCCCGAGACGCGCGGACGTATCAAGCAACTGCGCGATGTCATCGATCTGCCCTCCCTGCTGCGCTCTGAGCAGGATGGGCTAACCGCCGCACTATCCGAGTAATCGGACGCGGCATTTCACTTTTGGACTATCGGCGTTCAGCCGACCCATGGAGCGTTGAATGTCTGAAGCTACGCAAGAAAAGAGTTACGACGAGTTGTACCAGGAAGCCGCCGCGGCACTAGAGGCCGGCGATCCGATTCCCGCGGAGACGCCCAAGGAGCCGGAGCCGACTACCCCTGTCGAGCCGCAGCAAGCGCGCGATGAGTCTGGCCGTTTCGCCCCTGCGGCGCCGGCCGACGACAAGCCCGCTGAGCCTGACCCGCTGGATGAGATGCGCAAGCGCCTCGAAGCGACCGAGAAGGCGTTGAAAGACACGCAACGATGGGCGCACGAGAGCAATGCGAAGCTCAAAAAGCAGGAGGAAGAGCGCCGCCGCGCTGAGTTTGAGGCTGCCAAGCCCCAGGCTCTGCGCGAGAACCCCGAACTCGAACAAGCGATTAGGTACGCAGTCGCGGCCCCGCAAGTCGAGCAGGAAGCGCAGCGCCAACAGGAAGGCCAAGCCTGGAATTCCATCGTGCTCGGAGCACACCCGGACCTCGCGACGCTGCAAGCCAGCGACAAGGAGCTATGGGATGCGGCCTATCAAGCGTTCGAAGAACTGCCATCCAAGGGGAACGATCCCGTTGAGGCGGTCCGCGCGCTGACCGAGGTAAAGCTCCAATTTGCGCAATCCCGCGCCGCTGCAGCAGCCGAGAAGGCCGCCCAGGCGCTTGCCAAGCAACAGAACGAGAAGCGCGCCATGTCCGTGCCGGGTTCAGGTGGGTCGGTTCAGCCGACCAACACCGACCCGCAGAAGGATCTGGCTCGCAAAGTCTGGAACATGTCCGACGAGGAGTTCCAGAAGGAAACCAACCGAGTAATGGGTTTATCCCGATAGGAAACTGAACCATGGCTACGACCACGATCACCCAAGTCCCACCCGGAGTACAGGCGTACTACGACCGCAACCTGCTGACCCGCGCTGTCCCGGCTGACATCCATGGCCGCTACGGCCAGACGCGCACCATCCCGAAGAACGGCGGCAACCAGATCAAGTTCCGTCGCTATTCGGCGCTGACCCCGGCGACCACGCCGCTGACCGAAGGCGTCACCCCCGGTGGCTCCAGCCTGGCTGTGACCGACCTGACCGCGACGCTCGCGCAATACGGTGACTTCGTCACGCTGTCGGACCTGGTCGACATGGTCAACCAAGACCCGGTGCTGACCGAGGCCGGCAAGGTGCTGGGCGAGCAGGGCGGCATCACCATCGACCAAGTACGCCGCGACGTGATGGTGGCTGGCACCAACGTGTTCTACTCGAACGGCGCCGCACGCGCCTCGGTGAACACCGCGCTGTCGGCTGGTCAACTGAAGACCGCCATCCGCTTCCTCAAGAAGCAGAACGCCAAGTTCATCCGCGAGATGATCAAGGGTTCGACCGGTATCGCCACCCAGCCGATCCGCCCCGCCTACATCGGCCTGATCCACCCGGACACCGAAGCTGTGCTGGAAGGCATCACTGGCTACACCCCGGTGACGAACTACTCGGCGCAGATGGACGTGATGGAAAACGAGTGCGGCGCGTTCCAGAACATCCGCTTCGTGGTGTCGACCAACGGCAAGGTGTTCGCTGACGGCGGCGCCGCCAAGGGCACGATGATCTCGACCACCGGCACCTCGGCGGACGTGTACGCGACCCTGATCATCGCGGCTGACGCTTACGGCGTGTGCCCGCTGTCGGGCGAGGCGATGAAGAACATCATCAAGCCGCTCGGCTCGGCGGGCTCGGCTGACCCGCTGGATCAACGTGCAACCTCGGGCTGGAAGGCCACGACCACCACCAAGATCCTGAACGATGCCTGGATGTGTCGTCTCGAACATGCCAACACGGACATCCTGAGCTAATCACTCGCAACCCCATGAGAACCCCGCTTCGGCGGGGTTTTCTGCTTTCTGGAGCCTGACAAATGGCACGTGAAACCGCAGCAGCCAAGAAATTCCGCGTCACCATCCACTCGACCGAAGGCGATGACAGCGATGTCGTGCTCGGCGTCAACGGCGAGCTGATGCAGATCAAGCGCGGCGCCGAGGTCGTGATCAGCGAGGAATACGTCGAAGTCCTGAAGAACGCAAAGATCGAGACCTTCACCAAAGACCCCGACACCGGCACGGAACGCCCGATCACCATCATGCGCTTCCCGTTCACCGCGGTTGAGGCGTAATCCATGTCCACGACCTGGACGCTGACCGCCACGGACATCTACCGTGGCGCTCTGGAGATTTGCGGGGCAGTTGGATCCGGTCAGACGGCGAGCGCTGAGGACACCGACATCTGTGCACGCGCGCTGGATGGCGTCCTCAAGGAACTGCCGCTGCACGGGCTGTCGTGGCCCAAGATCTCTAGTGCGGCAACGTCTGTCGCATGGTCGTCCGGCGCGCCTAGCAAGGTCACGCCGCCAGCCGATTACTTCGGCGTCCCCGTCCTGAAGTACGCGGACGCCAATGGCGTGCTGCGCCAACTGGTGCAGATCGCAAAGCCGGCCTATGAGGCGCTGAATGCGACTCAAACAGCGCAGTTCCCGAGCCGGTTCTATGTTGCGCCGGACAACTCGTTCTATCTGTGGCCGGTTCCGACGCAGGAACCTTCACTCAAGCTGACCTACCAGGCCATCGAGAGCGACGCGGTTATCAATCAACGGCCGGACATCCAACAGGCGTGGCTGAATGGCTTCCAGTATTGGGTCGCCAATGAGGTGTCGCAAAAGATGGGGGTTCCTCCGTCTGAACGGCAGGAAATCGCCGCGCGCTTCCAGGAAAAGAAGTTCCTGATGCTGCAGTGGTCGACTGACCTGGCGCCCATTTCCTTCACGGTTGACAACAACTGATGCCTCGCTTCGCCCTGACTACCGCATCTTACGCGGCGCGCGGCCTCATTGCTGGGGCACAGCGCCAGGTGAACCTCTACGCCGAGCAGAATCCGCCAGACTCGCCGGTGCCGTTCACCTACTACGGCACGCCCGGCAAGACGGTATGGTCCACGATCCCCGGCGTTGGCCCGGTGCGCTGCCTGCACACGGCGATGACGGGCGTGTTCTTTGGCGTGCGGGGCAACAAGCTGTACCGCTACGGCACAGATTGGATCGAACTGGCGACGCTGGCGACCTCTGCTGGCCCGGTGGTGCCGGCTGACAACGGGATTCACGCCGTTTTCGTGGATGGCACGACCACGGCGCCCACAGTCAAGCTGTCTGACTTCACTGTCGGCGTGATGGCCGGGGATGGCTGGTATGGCGCGGAGTTTGTGTCGTTCATTGACGGCCGATTCGTCTTCAACAAGCCCGGCACGCAGATTTTCTACTGGACTGGCGCCTATGCGCTGACGCTGGACGCGCTGGACTTCGCCTCGGCGGAAGGCGCGCCGGACAAGCTGGTGACGCTGCTAGTCGACCACCGCGAAATCTGGCTGATGGGCGAGCGCACGACCGAGAAGTTCTATTCGTCGGGCGCGTCTGACAGCCCGTTTGCCCGCCTCAACGGTGTTTTCATCGAGCAGGGCATCATGGCCCGGTACTCCGCAGCCAGCATCAACAATGCGATTGCTTGGCTCGGCGCGAACGAGCAGGGCGGCGGCATCGTGTGGCTGTCTGGCGGCGGTGACCCGCAGCGGATCAGCACGCATGCGATGGAGGAAGAGTTCCGCACCTATGGGGCGCTGGAAGATGCCTTTGCCTTCGTCTGCCAGCAGGGCGGGCACACGTTCTATTGGCTGACCTTCCCGAGCGCCGGCAAGACGTGGGTGTATGACGCAGCCACGAATCAATGGCATGAGCGCGCCTATCGTGACTCGCTGAACCACCTGACGCGAGACCGCGCCAACTGTCACGCCTACTACAAGGGCATGAATCTGGTTGGCGACTGGCAGGACGGGCGCGTCTACAAGCTGGATCTGGACGCCACGACCGACGATGGCGCCGAGATCGTACGCATCAAGGATTTCCCGCACTCGGTTCACGCCGATGGATTCCGTATGTTCTACCAGCGCTTCCGCCTGGATTGCGAAGTTGCCGTTGGCAATGCAACGGAGGCTGACCCGCAAGTCTGGCTGTCGTGGTCGGACGATGGCGGCCATACCTGGTCGTCCACCCTGACGCGCAGCCTTGGCAAGACTGGTGACTACCGCCATCGGGTGGAGTGGCGCCGGCTCGGCTCGGGCTATGACCGGATCTGGCGCTTCTCTACCACCGCGAAGGCCAAAATCGCCATGCAGGGCGCATGGGTTGACGCGCAGCCGGGGGCGGTATGAGCAACCTGACTGTTCCGTGGCGCGAGCCGATGCTAGACCGGGCGGGCAACATTGCGCCGCCTTGGATCATCTTCTGGAATGAGTTGATCACGCGCGTCGGCGGCGTTGGCAATGTGACCGACCTTGCTGGCGTGATCGCACTTATCAACGCGCTCACCGCCAATCTCGATGTGCTGACGGTCATCGTCAATGACCAGGGCGTCGCCAAGCCGCCGATTGACCACGGCATCGAGGCCGCCATCGGCGAACTGCTCCAGGAATCGCAGCGGCTGCAAGCATCCAATCAGGCCCTGCAAAGCCAGATAGAAGAACTGCGCTCGCAACTCGATGCGAGCCGCGGCGATGACCTGCGCTCGCGCATTGAAATCATTGAAGGAGTGATCGGCTGATGGCAATCACCTACTCGAAGCTCTTTGAGCCCACCGTCCTGACGACGAGCGCGGCGACGCTCTTTACCGTTGGCGCGACGCCGACGACGAACCTGCTGCGCGGCGGACGTGTGCGCTTCACGAACACCACGGCGGGCGCCGTCACAGTCACGGCGCATGCGGTCCCGTTGGCTGGTTCGGCGGCGGATGGCAATGCGATCCTGAAGGCTAAGAGCATCGCGGCCAATGACTATCTGGATGTCGATCTGCCGATGATGAAGGCGGGCGATTTCTTCCAAGCGCTGGCCGGTGCCGGGGCGTCGATCACGGCGCATCTGATTGCGGGGAGTGTGTTCTCGTGAATCTGGATGTCACATTCGGCCGCCCGATGCGCGAGCGGGTTGTGCGGCTGGAGAAGGGGTTGGAGTCGCAGCCGCAAGTCGATTGCCCCGTGCGGCACTACTTCGCCCCTGGCATGTATGCGCGAGAGATCCGCATCCCGAAGGGCACTGTGCTGGTAGGCGCTGTCCACAAGACCGAGAACCTCGCTGTGCTGTCGGCTGGCCGGCTCCAGCTTGTGACCGACAGCGGCACGGTGGAGATTTCCGCCCCCCACACGCTGACCGTGAAGCCAGGCCAGAAGAACGCCGCACTGGCGCTGGAAGACGCCGTATGGACGAACTTCTTCCCGACTGACGAGACCGACCCCGACAAGCTGGTCGAGATCCTGACGGAATCGAAGGCCTGCGAACTACTGGGCGGACCTGAAAACAAGCAACTGATCGCCAACCGGCTGAAGGGGTAAAAACATGGCTTTTGGAATCTCCGCAGGGGCGCTCGTTGCTGGCGGGATTGCGGCTGCGGGCGCGGTTGGGGGCGCGATGATCAGCGCGAATGGGGCCAAGAGCGCAGCCAACGCGCAACGGCAATCTGCCGCTGATGCGAATGCTCTTCAGCAGTACCAATACGACACCACGCGCCAAGACCAGGTGCCGTGGCGTACGGTCGGCAACAACGCGCTGAATCAGCTTGCCTTGCGTATGGGGGTCGGCGGCTACCGCGGCGAAGCGCCGGCCGTGCAGAGCATGGACGAGATCCGCGCGAACATGCAGAAGCAGTATGGCGGCCCTGCGCAGACTGGTCAGAATGGCCTGTACGGCGTGCAGATGCAGTGGAATGGCGCGGACAGCGGCAACTCGATCAACTACGTTCCTCTGGATCTGCAAGGCGCCGACCCCGGGACCATTGAGGCGGCCGCACAGGCCGAGTACCAGCGCCAACAGCAGGCGCTGAGCGCATGGAATGCGCAGGGCAATGCCGACCAGAGCAACCCGCTCTATGGCTCCCTGCTGAAGAACTTCACCGCGCAGGACTTCCAGACTGACCCCGGCTATGAGTTCCGCAAGGCCGAGGGCATGAAGGGCATCGAGAACTCGGCGGCAGCGCGCGGCGGGCTGCTATCTGGCGCTGCGCTCAAGGCTGCGGGCCAGTACAACCAGAACTTTGCGTCGAACGAGTACGGCAACGCCTTCAATCGGTTCAACACAAACCAGACGAACCAGTACAACCGGCTCGCGTCTCTGGCCGGTGTCGGGCAGACGGCGAACAATGCCGTGCAGACGGCTGGCCAGAACTACGCCAACCAAGCTGGGGCGAACCTGATGGCAGCGGGCAATGCCACGGCTGCAGGCGCGCAGCGTGCGTCCGGATATATCGGGCAAGGTCTCGGCTTCGCTGCCAACCAGCTTTCGAACAACTGGGGCAATTTCGGCGGCGTAAGCAACAACCCGTATGGCAACTATCAGGCCCAGACCGCCCCGGTGACTGACTATTACGCTGGCGTCAACGGCACGCCGCTCCCTTGAGGCAAGACATGGCAGATACCCTCCCGTTCCTCCAAGGCTGGCAGTCCTCGCAGCAGATGCAGGACTCCGCGCAGGAGAACAAGCTGCGCAAGCTGCTGCTCGACCAGAAAACGCAGGAGATCGGCCAGCAGAACGCGCTCTCCGGCATCATCGGAAACACGGCGAACTACGATCAGAACGGCTATCTGAAGCGCGACGCACTGCCGCAGATCGCTGCTGCGGCGCCGGGCCAGCTTCCCGCCTACCAGAAGATGTACGCCGAGCAGGATGCCCACCAGGCGACGGCGCTGAAGCAGAAGCGCGCTGATTTGATCGCCCAGTTCGATTGGGGCGACAAGGAGTTGGCGAACGTGCGCGATCAGGCCGGCTATGACCAGTTCCGCCAGCGCGCGGCCTCGGTCTATCCCGATTTGGCGGCCAAATTGCCTCAGCAGTTCGACCCGGCGAGCATTGCGGCGAACCGCGCCAAGGTGATCCCGATGATCGAGCAGCTAAAACTGCAGCAGAAGCAGGACGAGTTCACCGAGACGCAGCGCCACAACCAGGCGACGGAGGCAACTGCCGCGGCGAACGTTGGCAAGCCGCAAGTGCTGCAGACGGAAAACGGGCCGGTCATTGTTGACGCGAAAACAGGCCTCGCGCGCCCGGCTGTTGGCCTAGATGGCAAGCCGCTGCCGAACCCGAAAGAGGCACAAGCTGAAACCGGCCGGAAGAAGGACGCCAACGACGCTCTGTCGCTGCTCGATCAGGCCGAAAAGCTGGTTCCGGATTCGACTGGCAGCTATATCGGCGCCGGGGTCGACACAGCGGCGGCTGCCTTCGGCAAGTCCACGGGCGGCGCCAAGGCGGCTGCGCAGCTCAAGGCGATCGAGGGCATGCTCGTCTCCAAGATGCCCAGGATGAGCGGCCCGCAGTCCGACAAGGACGTTGCGATGTACCGTCAGATGGCCGGCACGATCGGCGATCCGACCATCCCGGGCGATACCAAGCTGGCCGCGATCAAGACCATCCGCGAGATCCAGAACAAGTATGCCGGCAATGATTCAGCGGGAGCGCCGGCAGCACCTGCGACACCGAAGCCCCCCGCACCGCAGATCGACGCGCTGGCAGAGTTGCGTCGCCGCGCGACCTCCGACCCGGCCCTGGCCGCCAAACTCAAGACAATGGGGTACTAAATGGCAGACCTGTCTAGCGCTTCGACAGAATCGCTGCTGGCGTCCGTCAAGGCCAAGGCAAGCACTCCGGAGTCGTTCTCGGCGCAGTATGGCGGCGTCGCGGAGGCGACCGGAAAGCAACTCGGCGTCGATCCGAAGCTGCTGCTCGCCCAATGGGGGCTAGAAACGGGCTGGGGTAAGTCGGTGGTTCCTGGCACGTTCAATCTTGGCAACATCAAGGACTTCGCTGGCGGCGGCGTGGCGGCCACGGACAACATGACCGGCTCGCGCGACAAGTACCGCGCCTATGAGTCGCCGGATGCGTTCGCCTCGGACTTCGCCGGCCTGATCGGGCGCAAGTACAAGGGGGCGACGGGCGCAGGTTCGGATGCCGCCAAGTACCTCGCCGGCCTGCAGGGTTACGCCGAAGACCCGAATTATGCCGCCAAAGTGACTGCGGCCTACAAGAGACTGAGCCCGGGCCCGGTTGCCGCTGTCGCGGACAAGGTGCTTTCTACCGTCTCTGGCGCGGCGCAGGCCGCGACGCCTGCCGATCTGTCGGGCGCGAGCACCGACGACCTGCTGGCGGCGCTGGGTGCTCGCGCGAAGCCGAAGGAAGCGCCTCCCGCTGGCGCATCGAGGGCAAAGGGCAGCGCGCTGGGCGGCGCCTGGATGGGCTTGCGTGATGCGGTGGATGCCGGCGCCCAGCTTGCGCGCCGCGTCGTGCCGGAAGGTGTCGGCCAGGCAATGGATGAGTTCGGCAACAAGCTGGCCGATCTTGGCCTGCCGGTGGCCCGCTCCAATGGCGTCGCAGGCGTCGACCAGATCGTCAAGGGCGCCAACGCCGAATACGACGCCTCGCGCAAGCTGGCCGGCCGCGATGGCATGGACCTCGCCCGCGTGGCCGGCAACATCGCCAACCCGGTGAACCGCCTGATTCCCATGGGCGGCGCCTCGACCGCGCTGCAGGTTGCTGGCCGCGCCGGCGCGCAAGGGGCGCTGTCCGGGCTCGCGTCGCCGGTGCTCGACACCGACAACTTCGGCGCCTCTAAGGCGGTGCAGACCCTCCTCGGTGGCGCTGCTGGTGCGGCCGGTGGCGTGGTGGCTGACAAGCTGATCAAGGGCGCCTCCAGCATGGTCGACCGGCTCAAGGCGACGATGCGCAGCCCGGAACTGTCCCGCCTCGACGCCGATACGCTGATCCAGCGCGCGGCGCAAGAGCAGGGCGTCGACCTGACAGCGATCCCGGACTCGATCAAGTCGCAGTTGCGCGAGCAGGTTGGCAAGTCGCTCCGGGGCAACCAAGCCCCGGACACGCGGGCCATGATTCGTCAGGCCGAGGGGCGCGCCATCCTTGGGGACGAGGGGGCCTTGACACTCGGCCAAGCGACCAGAGACCCGATCCAGTTCGCCCGCGAGAGGGACTTGCGCGGCGTGAACCTTGGCAGCCAGGGGACGCCAAAGAACGCGCTGGCCGACAAGTTTGCAGCGCAAAACAACCGGCTGATCCAGGCGCTGAACGAACGCGGCGCCGCGACGGCTCCGGGTGAGTTCCAGACCGGCAACAAGCTGGTTGAGGCGCTGCGCCAGTACGACGATGCAGCAAAGGCCAAGATCGGCGGCCTGTACGACAAGGCCGAGTCGCTCAATGGCGGCCAGATCCCGCTAGACCATCGGGCATTTGCTGACAGTGCGCTGGCGAACCTTGAGCAAGGGATGAAGACGGGGTTCCTGCCGGCCGAGATCAAGAACATCGTCAACGGCGTCAGCAAGGGCGAAATCCCGCTGACCATCAGCACGTCGGAACAGATCAAGTCCACAGTGGCCGCGGCAATTCGCAAGGCACAACGGGCCGGCGACGGCAACGAAGCCTACGCGCTCGGGATCGTGCGGGATGCGCTGGAGAACGCCAAGCCGATGGGGGATGTGTCGTTTGGCGGCAATCAACTGGCGCGAGCTGGCACGCCGTTGCCGCCGTCTTCGCTGGGGGCTGACGCTCAGGGCGCGTTCAACCAAGCGCGCGCTGCGGCCCGCGAGCGCTTCGGCCGACTGGAGTCGAATCCCGCTCTGAAGGCCGCAGTTGATGGCGCCGAGCCTGACAAATTCTTCCAGTCCCGTGTGCTGAACGCGCCGGTTCGGGAGGTGCGCGCCCTGATCGACGCGGTTCCTGAGCAGGCTGGAAACGTTCGGCAGCAGATGGTGGACTTCCTCAAGTCCAAGGCGGTAAGCGGCGCCAAGGATGAGGTGGCCCTGTTCTCGCAGTCTGGCTACAACAAGGCGCTGCGGGAGATTGGTGACGAGAAGCTGGCGACGATCTTCAGCCCGCAAGAGCTGGCGCAACTGAAGTCTATCGGCAACGTGGCGGCCTACATCCAGGCGCAGCCGGCCGGATCTGCGGTGAACAACTCGAACACCGCATCAGCTGTGATGAACCTACTTTCGCAGATGAGCGGGAAGATCGGAGGGGCGCCGTTCATCAACATCGCCCGGAACAGCATCAACCAGTTCCGCGACGAGAACGCGGTTTCCAACGCGCTTGCGGCGAAGGTGCCAAGCCAGGCGAAAGAAGCGCCAGTAAATGCGCTCCGAGCGCTCCTGCCGCCGTTTGCGGGCGGCCTCGGCCTTCTTGGCGGTGATGCGGGCAGATAGCACTTGCCATAGCCCCGCGCCAATGCCGACCAAGGCTGCATGAGTTAGGTCGAAGTCCATTCAAAAAGCATAGCACAGCCACCTTCGGGTGGCTTTTTTCATTTCTGACGGAGCCAAGATGGCACAAGGCAGCCTCCTCCCGCTCGCCAAGCAGTTGATTCCCACGAATAGCTGGGCGCCTGGCGTTGGGTACAAGTTCTACACCTACGCGGCCGGCACCCTCACACCCAAGGCGACCTATCAGGATTCAGCGCTGTCCGTTGCCAACGCCAACCCGGTGATTGCTGACGCCCGCGGCGAAGTGGTGATGTACGGCTCAGGCGTCTACCGGATCATCGCCAAGGACGCCAGCGACGTCACGATTTGGGACCGGGACAACGTCGACACCGGGGGTTACGCCGGCACCGACACTGGGACGATCTTCGCCAGTCAGGTCAACCGGGTGGTGGACTCCATCTCGACCCTGCGCGCGCTGAGCAAGACCGCGTACACCCGCGCCTTCGTGACAGGCTACTACTCTGCAGGCGACGGCGGCGGCGGGTCGTATCAGGTAGATCCTGCGGATGTCACAACCCCGGATAACGGCGGCACAGTTATCGTCGCTGCGGACGGTGGCCGCTGGAAGCTTCAGGTCACGCTCGCTGTGTCGGTCAAGCAGTTCGGCGCACGCTGCGATGGATCTTCCGTGGACACGGCCGCGTTCGAATCGATGGTGACGTATTGCGCCGCGACTGGAGTGGGAGGCTTCATTCCCGGTACGTGCCTGATCGATCCTTCGGCCCGGACGTTCGTCGGCAATCTGCCCTTCACGATCCGCGGCGATGGAGTGTCAGCCTCGACTCTTCGATGCACCAGCCCGAATTCCGGTACTGGCTTCATCTACTGGGCCGGCGCGAACGGTGCCGCCTTCGAAGATATGACCATCGACGGTAGCTACACCGGCAGCCCTAGCACGCCAACGTCTGGGGGTACGGTCGTCTTCCAAAACTCCAGCAACAATGTGCTGCGTCGGGTGGATATTCAGAACATCTACCGTGTGGCGTACCTGATCTACAACGATCATCAGACCACCACGACCAACGTGTATGGCGGGCACGTGCTGGACTACGTGCGCGCGCTTGGGCCGTCCAACTGGGTTGCTAATGTTGGGCCAGACGCCTTTATCCTGGCAGATGT